GCCGGTCGAGAGCCATAACGTGTCGGCGTAGAGCGTGCCCTCCTCGACGGCGACAAACGCGCCCGGGACTTCGTCCCAATGATCGAGATCGGTCGCTCGAACAGCAGCGCCGGATGCCGGGACGACATATATCCCGTTTTGTGACGCGGTCGATTGGGACGCCACCAGCACGCGGTCGCCCGTTGCGAGCGTCACGCCGTCGATCGTGTCCCCGTTCTCGAGGTCCGTCGACAAGTTCACGTTCGCGGTCGTCTTCGCCCGGACGGACCCTTTCATGTCGAGCCCGGCGACCGCCGCGGCCAATTCGACACTCGACGCTGCCCCCAATGTCGCCCGGGCGGCTGTCGCGTCCGCGTCGTCGAGCAGGGTCCGCATAAACGACGTGAACGTCGCGAGCGCGGCCGACGTCGTGCCACTGAAATACGGCAGCCTGTCCGCGGCCGGCGTCAATTGCGCGAGCGCGAGCAGCGACGTCTCGAGCATCGACGCGAATTCCCGGAGGTCCGTGATCGACACGAACACGTGCGCCGCGACGACGACGATATACATCGGGAGCCGGCCGGTCGTGAACCCGGACGTGTTCGCGCTCACCACACCCGCGAGCGTGCGCTCGACGTAATTCGTTGCGTCGTTCGTGAGGAGCACGGTCCCGGCGGCGGCGACCGAGATCACGCCCGCGCTCGAGCGGACGATGCCGCCGCGATGCCCGAGCGTGTCCGTCCCCTCGTCGCTCGTCGCGTAATCGATCGCCCAGTGCGGGAGCAATTGCGCGTCGAGGATGCGCGCCTGATCGTTCGCGCGATCGGTGACGTCCTCGCCCGTGTCTATGTCGGCCCAAATGCCGGACTTCGGGAGTTGTGTCCCGGTCATAGTGTCCCCATTGCGTAAGAGCCGTAGATACCCCAACCGCCGCCCCCGCTCGTGAGGAGCGCGGTTATATCGACGAACATTACGACCGGCTTCGTCGGATCATCCGGATCGGCGACGACCATTGGTACATACTTTTTCGTGCTCCAATCGTCCGGCACCGAGGCGTCGATGAGCCGCACATCGATCCCGGCGGTTTGCACGCCGAGCCTGACGAGAACGCCCGCACTCCGAAAGGGTTCCATTAGATGCAGTCGTCGCTCGAGGTATTGCTATACGCCTCGATTTGGAAATTGCGGAATTGCCCGTTCACCGAGAGCGAACACTCGCCGTTGTCGCCGTACAAACCGACGCCGACCAGCACGCCGGATGAATCCGCCGGAACGATAATCTCGAACGGGTTGAACGACGTATCGTACGGCGGAAACCCGCTCGGTACGTTCGAGAAGACGACGTTATTGACCTGCAGCGTGAGACGCACATCCGGGTTCGCGATCTCGCCGCACGCGAAGTGAGCATAGGTCCACGACATTTCCCCGGTGATCTTGAGCAACGTGCCCGCCGGGACGCCGAGATCGGCCAGTGTGAACACGCGCGACGCGTCGCAATTGAGGAGCGCGCCCGTCCCGAACCGAAACGTATTGACCCATGCGAGACAGCCCGGTCCCGTGCAGCCGGATTGAAACGCGCCAACGTTCCCCGTCTTCGTCCAGCGACTGTCCGCGGTGATCGAGATCCCGGACGTGAGCATATCGCTCGTCGTCACGACCGTCGTCCACACACACGGGACGAACCGCTTGACCATGAATTGCACGAACACGGCGCCGAGGAGCGGCGTGAGGATCCCGTCGCCGCCTTGCCAGAATACGGCCCAGTAGACGTCCGCGCGTGCCGCCGTCGCGATCGGCCCGCTGCCCGTCAGGATGCCCGGCGTATTGATCGCACACGTGAGTTGACGCGGCGCGCCGGCGAGATCGATCCCGGCGTCGAGCCACGTCCCCGCGAGTCCGCTCGGCGAGTAGAAGAGTCGCGCCTTGGCGTCCGGTGCGCCCGCGCCCGAGGCGTCGACGTTGACCACGATCCGCGCGGCGTTGAATGCCGTGGCGTCGAACTTCACCTTGTCGAGCGCGAGGTAATCCGTGAGCGCGAGCGGCTGCCGTACGAGCCCGTACCCCATGCCGCCCGGCACCGTCAGGAGCGTAATCGACTCGACGGGCCCGGGACTCGTCGGCGGGCGCACTGGCCCGTTGCCGCTCGAGGACTGGTACCCGGCGAGCTCTTTCGGCGGTCGGTTGTAGAAGTCGAGGGGAGGCGGGAGCGAGACGGGCGAGGTCATGTGACGAATCCGGGCCAGAATTCCGTAGACGAGACGGCAATCTCGACGTCGTTCGCATCCTTCGCGACCAACCGAAAGTAACGCGCCGGGATGCCCGGGCCCGCGTACCACTTGTCGCCCGCGAGATTCGGCGACTCGTAGTCAACGACCCAAGGATCGATCACGCCCGCGTCGTCCGAGCCTTGGATCTCGCACGTGACCGAGCCCGAAACGGGACAGATAAACCCAACGATCAACGACGGGACGCCGATGAAGAGGCCGGGCGCGTGCAGGATGCCCGCCGTCGGGACCGGATCCCACAGCGGGACGACGCCCGCCGGCGTGCCGCCCCATGATGGCGGCACCGCGGCGCCCGGGAAAAACGCCGGCGGCGAATACGCTAGGATCGTGTTACTCGAATCCTCGAGGCGCATCCGGTACCACTTCGCCTTGATGTTCGGGTCGAGCTTGACCGTCGACAGGACGGACGTCGATCCCACGATACCCGGGAAGTCGACGCCGTTTTTCCCGTACTCGAAGACAATGTGATCCGCCGTCGGATACCCGGTGAGCGACCAATAGAAGGCGACGAAATACTGCTGCAGCCCGTTGTCGAAAATGAGCTTCGGCGCTTGTTGCGCCCACACGAGCCCCGGCGGCGCGGGCAGTCCGGCGCCGTAGCGCCAGTGCCGACCGCTCACGCCGCGATTCCAGATGAACACCTCGTAATTGTATTGATTGTTGGGATTGATCGCCGTGTCGGTTATGAACTTGGGCGAGTTGTCCGCGTCGATGAAAATCATCATGAGGTCGACGCCGTCCCGCCGGACGATGATGAAATTTCCGCCGCCCGGGTCGATCGTGCCGGGCGTCACGGACAGGATGTTGTCGTCGAGCGCGGTCGTCGCGACCGTGAAGTCGAGGATCTCGCCATCGATCGGCGTCGGTACCGGGTCGATCGCCTGCACCGCCGGAGGCGTCCAATCGGGCCCCTTGAGTCCCGAGCGACCGAACCCGCACGCGCGGATCTTCCGCCAGCGGAGCGGGCGCGTTGCGATGCCGACGAGCGTTTCCCAATCGTCCGCGCTCGAGTCGACGCCCTCCTGTCGCGTGAGGCGGACCGCGCTCGAGTTGTTGGCAATGTCGGGCGTTGGCGTGTTCGCGTCCGGTCCTTCCTCGCCCCAAATCTCAACGTACTCCGTGTTGCGCTCGAACTTGACCCCGATCCACACCATACCGTCACCCGAGACGCCGCCGCCGTGCGACTCCTCGCCGAGCAGGAACGTGAACACGGGCGACGGCACGCCGTCCGGATCGACGGGCCCGTTGCCGTGCATGAGGATCCACCGCTTGTAGGCGCCCGCGGGCGTCCCGCGAGTTTGGATCGTCGACTCGGCGTGCCCCTTCGCGAAGCGAGCCGCGATCTGCACGATCGCGTACGTCTGCGCGTCGTCGTAGTGAATATCGTTCGCAGCGAATTCGATAAGGTCGTTGAGTTGCAACGGCCAGAGGTGAAAGGTCGTAATCGCGTGCGTCGCGAACGGGAGCGCGAGGTCGGCGATCACGGCATCGATCATCGCCTGCGCTTCGGTCGCGGTGTCGATGTTGCTCGAGTCGTCTTCCGAGATCTCGATGTACCTCCGCCCGAACGCGTTCACCGAGGCGAGGTTCTGCGCGGTGACTTCCGCCCGCGTCCCGCTCACGCCGTCGACGTAGATCAATCGCCCGAAGTTGCGCACGGCGTCGTCGTCGAGCTCGAGCTCGTCGACGGTGAGGTACTCCGCGGGCGTGATCGTAATCCCGTTGGTCAAGTTGACGAACGTTGGACTCCGATCGGGCGCAAAGAGCGTCAGGACCGGGACGTCGCCGGTCGCCGGGAAGCGGTAGCGGAGATCCCAACCGATTTGCAACGCGAGCGCGCGGAGCGCCTCGAGCACCGGAACGCGCGCCTGCGTGTACGCGTGCAGGAACCAGCCGGGCGAGACCGGGACCGTGACTGTGAGCCCGAGGAATCCGTTGTCCTCGAGGATCTGATTCATCACGTCTTCGACCGCGATCCCGGCGGACGATCCGTAAATCCGCTCCTCTTCGATGATCGTATCGGCGAGGCGCGCCCCGAGGTCGCGGATCCCGACGGATACCGTGTGCCCCGGGCCCCATTGCGGCTTCCCGAGGATCCCGACGAAAACGGCGTGCCAGTCCGCGCCCGGGAAGGCGGGCGCCGCGCTCCCGATCGCCATCGGCGCAATCCAGATCCGAACGCCACGTCCGGGATGCAGGAGCGGGGAGTAGGCGGCGAGGTCGTCGACGTTGAGCGGCGAGGCACCGATGAACGGCGCGAGCGATAG